ATCCTCCGCGTCTCCCGTAAGGATCGCCCGCGCCGCCGACCGGCGCGCGGCTTCGGTGGCTGCCCGCGTCGCGAAGCGCACATGGACGCCGGGATTGACGACCCACGCGCGGTTGCCAGGCTTGTCGCCTTCCGGCTCCAGCCAGCCGCCCGAGACCAGCGGCGAGACGGCGCGGCTGACCTCGGCTACGCCCATCCGCCGGCAGTGGCGGACGTTTGCCGACAGATCGGAGGCGACGATGCGCGTCAGCTTCTTGGCCAGGATGTAGCCGGCGATGGCCTGCGTCATTTCCAGGCTTTCGCCATTGCCGCCGACAGTCATGTAGACGCGCGCCGCGTGTGGCACGACGCACTGCTTGATCAGGATGCGCGCCGACCGGGCCGCCCGTTCATGGACAATGTGACCCAGGCCCATGCTGCTAGGCTCAATGTGCGACAGCACCAAGGCCAGTCGGCCCCACAGTCCAGGCAGCTTGCCAATGAAGGACGAGAACTTGGAACCAAGCGGCTCGCTCTGCTCCACGTCGAATATCTCACGCTCGATCTGCTGGCGCACCTCATGCGCGGCATCGGACAGCGCCGCCGCGCCGGCATGCGGCGTATCGACCAGCCCTTGCAGCCGTAGCCGGTAATCCTCGACCTGCGGCGGCACGGGATCATCGGTGCCGAGACCGCCCGGCGCGACGATGATCGTCACCAGCCGCTGAAGGAACCCGTCATCCGCCAGGTTGCCGAACTGCGCCAGGCGGTCGGGCTGTATGCCGCCGCAGATCGTGGCCAGTAGGTTGTTGATGACCACCGTGCCGCGTGACACGCGGTCCACGACGTGACTGCCGCCGTTGTAGGCTTGCAGCCAGAAGGCGCGGTCGGCCGCGCCGCCCATGCCCGGCCCGCTGTACTTGTCCATGGACCCGATCAGGCCGGCGAGTTCATCCCGCAGGATGCCGATGCCCCGGTCCTGATTGGCCAGGATGCCTTGGGCGCTTTCCATCGTCGCGTCGTGCGACAACAGGCGCCGAGGCTTTGGCGGTTCTGGCGTCTCTTTCTTTTCGTCCTTCGGCAGTTTGTCCCACTGTCGGTATTGCTCATTGTAGGCGCGCAGCGCGACGTTTTGCAGTTCCTCCAGCGGACGCCATGCATCGCTGATGATCGGCGTCTTCTTGGTGCTGCTGCGCCCGACCAGCGCCACCCAGATTGCCGGCGGCACGCTCCACGGATCGTGGCGCTTCATGCGCAGCCGCGTGCGTCCATCCAGCGCGGCGCTACAGGCCGACAGCGCGGCCCATGCAATGGCGCATGGATCAGCGCCCATGGCGCGGGCGCGAGCCTCCACGTAGCCCCGGAGGACGCCCGGCAACGCCTCTATCGGGAAGGCCGGCGGCTGAAGCGTGTCCCACGGGTCAATGATCTCGCTGGGAAACGGGCTTTCCGGCGTCGCGGCGACGGCATGCTCTTGGTCTTCCACGCCCCACTTGCGACGCGCGCCGTCGATGGCCTTGGAGACCTCTGCCTGCGTCTGGTTGTGCGTGTAGCCGGGGAGCGTGAATGCTTCGGCGGCGGCGAGGATTTCGCTGTTGCTCCATCCTCGCCCAATCCAATGAGCGGTCAGCCTGACCATGTTGTTGTGCCACTCCTGACCGGAGCGGATCGCGGCAAGAAGGCCGCCGGATGTGGTCAGGCTGAAGATTGGCGATGTTGTGGATGCCGGCTTGGGCGGAGCCGGCTGTTCATCCTGTGGAAGTTGGCTGGTCAGCAGCGCGAGCGGATAAGCCGGATTGCGCCCATCCAGAACGGCGAACGTCGTGACCTCTGGGACGCGATCAGGCTTCCATGGCCATGCGATCGTGCCGGGCAGGCGCATCAGACGGCTTGGGTTGATGACCGAGGGATCGCCGCCATACAGCTTGTGGATGCGCGTGTTGAGCGAGCGCACCAGGTCCGCGCTGACGATCGGCGCGTCGCAGCGAAAGAATGATTGCGCGCGAACGTGCGGCACGGTGCCAGTGACGATGCGGCCATTGGCGCGGATTATCGTTTGCACCTGCCGCGCGGCTTCCATCTGCTCGTGCGTGTCGATGTCGTTCCATGGGCCGGGCGCGCTGACGAAATCGTTGTCCGATGTACGGCCATTTGTCCCGGCGCGAACAGTGGACGCGCGGAAATACATGGACTGACCGGGGACAAGGTTTTCTTGATAGACGAACGCCGTCAGTTCATCCCATTGGCCAATGTCGAATTGCTGGAAATTGGTAAGCAGGCGGTCCTGGCCGAGCCACCCGACCTCGACCACGCCGCGCGTGCATCGCTCGAACCACCAGGCAAAGAATTGCCGGATCGTTGAGGCATCCGGCGTAAGGTCCGTGTCCGGGCCTGCGTAACGCACCATCAAAACTCAGACCTTTCGGCAACGGCGGATAGGTAGTGCCGGCGCCGAACCCCGCTGGCGCGGGGCCGGCTGCCGGTAGTCAGTCAGATCACCACTCACTCGGCATGGCGGGCGCCCCAGCCGTCGCCATCGCCGCTGCCGCCATGGCCGGCGCTGGCGCTGCCGTCATTGCGGAAACAGCCGCCGCGTCAGACGCAAGGGTGTCGCCATTGCCGGCTGGCGCCGTGACCGTGCGTGGCCCCATGTCCTCCATCCGATCCGTCCAGGTGACGATCTCGAACAGTGGACGGTAGTTGGTGGACTTCTGCGCCCCCTTGCCGGACGTGACGGCTTCCGTCCGGACGATCGCGACGACGGGGATTTTCCCCTGTGCGGCTTCCGGCCGTTGTGCATAGACGTTGTAGAGTTCGTCCAGCGCGTTCAGCAGGATCGCGGCGTTGCTGCACCATTCCCGCACGCCGCCAACGGCATTGCCGCCGACTAGGACATAGAAGCCGGGGCGGTGTGTCGGCTTGCCGGTTTCGTCCTTCGTGTCCGGCTGCGGCGGCAGGGCGCGTCCGTATGGCACCATGCGCCGATCCGGGCCGGAAGCGGTGAACGCCACATAGCCGACTTCGAGGGAGCCGAAGTCGATGGCGAACTTCGTTTGCGGACCGGTGATATCAACCGGTGTCTTGTTGCCGGCGACGTCACGATCAACCCGGAACAAGCGCCCGGCGCGAGCGTCGTACTTGATGATGTCGCGGAAGTCTCCGTTGGAAACTTGCATACCAAAAGCCATGACCGTTACCTTTTACAAGCCGGCTGATAAGCGCCGCCGGCAACGCGCTCAGATGGGCCGCGTAGCCCAGTAATCACGCTCCGCCTGTTCCGAGATGGCATCGGCCATCCCGGCTTTTGAAGCGTGAATTGGTTGGTAGGGATCGGCGGGCGCGTGCTTCAGCAGTGCCTCGTATTCACCCTCCGAAATCATCTCCGCCCACGTCCAGATGTCGAACACCCGCGCTTCCGCCGGGTCCGCCGACATTGGCGACGACTTGCCGTTGATGGTTGCCTGCCAATAGCAACCGAACGGGCGGGAAATGCGCGCGGCCACGTAGGGACCGCGCTTGATAAGGCGCATGCGGAACCAGCCGACCTCCGGTTGATCGATGCGGCGTGCTGGTTCGTTTCTCACCGCCCACCCCCGACACTGTTGACCGTGATCGTCACGCCTGGCGTCGTGCCGTATTCCTTCATGATCAGCGCCGACACGACTTGCGCGTCATCGCGCCAGACGATCTGGTTCAGCGCGTCAACGCACTTGACGAGGTTGTCCACATCGGGACGGCCAACCGGCCGCACGACGCCCAGCAGTGCGTCCACCCGTTTCTTTCGTGACCAGCTTGCCGGCACCGGGAACACGGCCGTCATGATGATCGCAAGCGCGCCATCCAGCGGCGGCTCACCGCCCATGGCCTGTGATGCCGCCAGCCGCAGCGCGCCCTCGTAGCTTTCCGTCTGCGCATCGGTGTAGGCGCGGACATGGTTGCCGGCGCGGGAGAAACGAGGACGCCCCTTGCCGCGCGGCACGCCGGGGAGAGAGATCACCACTGTTTCGCTCACCACACTACCTCCACCCTCACCACATCCTGCAACCGCACGATCAGCCGTCGCACCGCCTCCGCCTTTTCCTCCGGATCAATGTCCGCCGCGCGGCACCACGCCTCGGCGTAGCCGATCATGTCGTTGCAGTGATGGGCGAAGGCGTTGCGGAGGTAGAAGGCGGGGTCGTTGCTCATGCCGCGTCAAACAGATCAACGGCGCCAGCCGCCGCATTGATCAGGTTCTTTCGTGCCACGTCGAAATAAGCGGACTTCAACTCGACACCCACGAATTTGCGCCGTTGCTTGACCGCGCCGAACCCTTCCGACCCTATTCCCGCGAACGGTGACAGCACCACATCGCCCCGGTTGCTCCACAGCAAAATGCACCGCTCGATCAGGTCCAGTTGCAGCGGGCAGACGTGGCGTTCATCGGAATGTTCCCGCGCCTGCTGGACGTTGAGCGTATTCGTCTGCCGGATATCCATCCAAACCGGCGACGCCCATTGCTGCCACTGCTCGACGGGGAAAGTTTTGCGATCCTGCCCGACAGGCTCCGCGTTTTCGCCCGGCGCACGGAAAACCAGCACATAATCCGCCATGCCTTGCCGGCTGCGTGTGCTGTCTTTCTGTAACTGCTTGTAAAGCAGCCCGAGCGCCTTGGTCCGAGTCATTTCGACAACCGGGTCTTTCCAGACAGTGACGCGCGAGTGCAGCACCCACCCCGCCGCCTCATGGGCGCGAATCAAATCCCCGGAGAAGTCCTTGATGCCGATCACGCCATCGCGCCACTTCGTCAGCGGTAAATCAGAACAATGCACGGCCGCCAGCCGCCCCGGCTTCATGACGCGGGTCAACTGTTCCAGCATGAACCCGTAATGCCGGAAGAACTCGCCATCGTCGGCGCTGTTCCCCATGTCGCTTTCGCTGTCCGAGTAGACAAACAGATTTGAGAACGGCGGCGAGTAGACCGAGAAGCCGACGCTCCGGTCAGGCAACTGCCGCAGCAAGTCAACACAGTCAGCGTTGTAGAGCGACCAGTCCTGTCCGTGCGCCTCGTTCAAGCAGCGAATAGCCATGCGGGCAGCCTCCCATTGTGTTGCGGATTGTATGGCACCTTGACCTCGGCAGACCGGCCAACGGCGCGCTTGGATGCGGCGCGCATGGCTGATTTCATGACCTCGTGACCATCGGCCTTGCGATCGATCACGCGCCCGATCTGATCCTCGCCCTCGGCGACCACGATATGGACATGCACCGGGCGGGACTGCCCGAACCGATGCGATCGGCGGACGCACTGATACCAAGCCTCATAGGAAAACGACCGGCCAACAAACAACTGCCGGGCGCAGTGCTGGTAATTCATGCCCATGCTGGCGATGCGCGGCTTGGTGACAAGCGCCCGCCCGGACGTAACGAAGCCCAAAAGCCCGGCTTCCTTGACCTCTGGCGTCATTGACCCGCGCACGTCAATAGCGCCTGGCAGCCGCTTCATGACGGCATTGGCCTCGTTGTCGGTATCGACCCAGATCAGCCACGCCTCATCCGGCTCCGCGCCGACCAACTGCGCCGCGACATCCGCTCGCGTCTCGGCCGTCTGCCGCTTCAACTCAAATATCTTCGTGGCCGACACATCAAAGCCGAACAGCCCATCGGACGGCACGATATCGGCTGATACCTTGTGCTTGTGGATTTGCATCGGCGGCAGCACGAACCTGGACCCGTCAAATCCCAGGTCATCGGGCGTCGTCGCCATCACGGCCCAGGATGCGACCCAATCCCAGAACTGATGCTGCGCGTGCCCCTTGAGCCGCCACGTTCCGGTATCGTTGGTGTCGTTAATGAACCACCGCACCAGCATGTCAGCCTGTGGCATGATCCCCAGGAACTCGGAATGCGTGCCCAACTCGATATGATCGTTCGGTGCCGGCGTCGCCGTGGCGCACAGTCGATATGGCGTGTCCGCGAATGCCGCGATCAGCGCCCGCGTCGTTGCGCCCGTGAATGATTTCAGGATGCTGGATTCATCCAGAACTACAGCGCCGAACGCATCCGGACTTAGCTTGTCCAGCCGGTCATAGTTGCAAATGTTGATGCCCGACGCGACCTCGGATTGATCGCGGGCGACGCGACAGTTGTAACCGAACCGTTGCCCTTCCCGCTCTATCTGCCGCGCGACGGCAAGCGGCGTCAGGATCAGCGACACGTCCGCCATCTGCCGGGCGAACTCCAACTCGCAGATCGTCTTGCCCAGTCCGGTATCCAGGAACAGCGCGGCCCGGCCCTGCCGGATGGCGAATGCCGTGGATGCCTGCTGGAAGTCGAACATATGCGCCGGCATTGGCACCGGCTCCCTGCCGACCGACATGGCGCGTGGCGCCTTGGATGCCAGGAATTGCAAGTAATCGTTACGCATCACGCCTCCTCCTCCGCCGGGTCGTCCGGAACGGGCGGAAGCACCGGCTCCAGCACGCGCTGCACCGCCTCGCCCGCATCCACGGGCGTCAGTCCATACACAATCACCACGCCCAGCCCCGCTCGCGACAAATCAACCAGATTGTCTTCCAGCAACGCGGCCACGTCCTCGGCGGTCAGCGTAATGGCCAGCCGCGACGGATGCGGCAGGGGGTGATGATCGAGCCGCAGCACGCAGGCCAGCGCGCGGCCGTCGATCGGCACATCAAATTCAATCGGCCCGGTGTGGTGTGGCGCGCGGCGACCCGAGGCGCTGTCCAGCGGCGTGTCCAGGCGCGAGAGGTTGCCGGCGGTGACGCCGAGCGTGAGGCAGAGGCGGCCGGCTTGGTGGCGCGCGTGGCGGTGAAAGGCCATCAGCCAGCACTCCGCAGCATTGAGTAACCAACTACCCGCGAAACTTTCCGCATGCCTGCGAACGGCGCCGGATCAATCGGCGCGGGCGCGCGATAGGGCTTGATGATCGGAGCGCGCTTCTGCCGCTCCTCGATCTTCTGCCGCGCCAGTTCCTGCTCCACCGCTTCCGCCAGGGCGCGCTTGCGCGCCTCGGCTTCCGCCTGCCGCATCTCCACCCGGCGACGCTGCCAGGCTTCGACAACAGCACTGGAGTTGAAGCCTTCGGGCCGCTTGATGCCGAGTTCCATCGCGCGCCGGGACACAAAACGATCCGTGACCAGCTTCCCCGGCAGCGCATTGAGTTGCGCGATAACGTCCGCCCTAGCGACGCCCTCGGCCCACAGCTTCGCCAGCAGCACATCCCGCTCT